CCCTCCTCCATCTGTCCGCAGATTAACTACCTGCACAACCGTTTTGCAACGGCCTGAACCTATGTAAATACCTTCTTGAGGCTTAGTCAGCCTTTCAGTCGGCACACATAGAGCTCTTGACAGATGGATGTTGCAGGTAACGTACCGGCATAACCGGTCAACCCTACCGTAAGGTGGGGCCACTAGATTCAGTATCCTTGATTGGAAACTGATGGCTAGACGTTGCAGCAACAAAAGGGTCCCTTTTAGGTACGGATTGCTCCGTGCCTTAACTCAACAGCCATTTACAGGAGACCGGATATGGCTATGCATCAGCCTGTGTTTTATCCAAAGCTCCGACTGCGCAAGGCGAAATCTTTTGCCCCGCGTACTGGTGGCTACCTTCGTACCTATGATATGAAGTTTCCCAAAGTTCGTCAAGCAGACAATTTGTATAAACCTTTTAACGTTTATACCAAAAATCTAATTGACAGCGTTGAGACACAGAATTTTCTAGGGTACGGGAGTGGTATCAGAAATCCAAACTGGCGAGTTACAATTGCCAAGGGCGGAGACGCTACGTCAGCTTACTCGACGGAACGTTTCCAGGTTCGGCCACTGTCGTATCGTGTCATCGCCGAGGGAGCTAATAATCTCTCTAAGGGGTATGGCACGCTGTGCGGGAGCCACATTAGACTTGAAAACTCTACAACTGCTCTAGATGATAGAGCACTGGCGAGTCTCAAGAATAAGCTCAATGGCAAAATCGGCAACGCACAGCTCGGTCCACCCATTGCTGAGAGTCGTGAAATTCACCGTCTTGTACGGCAGATTAACGACTTTGGCATGGATGCTCTCCGCGCTATGTTAGCCGCTAAGCAAAGTAAGGGCAAGAGTGTCACTAAACTAGCCGGCAACATCTGGTTGGGTTTTGCGTTCGGGGTTAATCCCCTGCTCAAAGATATCCAAACAGCTGCTGATTCCATCTTGCATTACGTCACAAGACGGGATAGCCGTATAGTGGTCAGTGGCACTGCGAACCAAGAATACCATTCCGGAAGTGTCGATACTGGCTCTTCCGAGTATATTGCCCAAGATTGTGCTTACGGTTTTTACCGTAGCGCTCATCATAAGCAAGGTATTCGGTATGAAGCTGCTGTGGACTTACAAGTCCGTGGTGGCTCAAACTACAGTGTACCCGATCACCTTGGGTTGAAGGTTGAACAATTACCAAGTATTCTTTGGGAGTTGACTCCTTTTTCCTGGGCGGTTGATTACTTTACTACTGTAGGCTCGTGGCTCGAGGATATGTTTTATACTTTACCGGCAACGGTAAAGTTTGTATCCAAAAGCTACAAGTACCAAAGCGAGACTGTTTCCTCACTGAAAGCCTTCCCCACCGCTGGTACTAGGGTGTTAATTACGGCGGGCTCTTCTTATGTGAGATATAACATTTTCGTGCGCTCTCAACTTGCCCCAGTACTACCTACGCGATCTCTCCGCATCAAAAGTGTGGATGAGATTGCTTCGCACGGGGTTACTAAGTTGATAAACTTAGCCTCTGTGTTAGCAGGGTTCCATGGTCCTAAGTTAGGTGAATTGACTCCCACCTTCCCTGGGCTACGGCGTCCTTTTACTAATGTAAATAAATAAGGAGCCATACATGGCTTTCGCACCGACTTCACCAGCAACGGGCGCGGTGGTTACGGGACTCACGTCCCCGACCTATACGCTCACTTTGGATACCGCGCCGAACATTAATGGTAAGCAATATGCCATCAGTGCTCTCGGTGGGACTCAGACGAGCGTGGATGTAAACAGCGTAAGTAAGCCGTTTACTACTACGTTCTTCCGGCCTCCAATCCTTAGGACGTTACCGCAGGCTAACCCCGTAACCGGTGTTATCAAGAACGTGCCCCTGAACGTGTATAAGTTTGTTACACGCAAAGGAGCCGCCCCAGCTGTTAACCAAAGTATCATGGTGCCAAAAATCACCACGATCATTGAGGTGCCTGCTGGTGTCGATACTTATGAACCGGAGGAAATTCGCGCTATGCTCAGCTGCCATTTTGGCATCGGCTGGGAACAGGCGAGTGGTATTTCGGTCACAGTGTTGACAGGTGTTCTGTGAGCTTGGGGAAGGTTGGGCTAGCATTCACGTCCGTCGCGGTCGCACTGATTATCATTGCGAACGCGCCGGCCATGTTGCTGGATCCTGTTTTCCTCGCTGTAGCTCAGATTCGAGCGAACGCCGCGAAGACTGCCCCTGCCGTCGTAACATTAGAGCCTATCGCGAAAGCGGTATCTCCGGTGGAAACGTCGGCACAAAAGACTGAGTAATTGCTCTTATCAGTCTTTAGGTCTTTCTTGATTTAACCGTTACATCATCGGGAGTTGTCCTGTGAGTAAAAGTAACGTTCAGGGTCGTAATGAAGAGAGACTTAATGCTCTCTTCAACACGATGTTAGAGGAGCTTCTTGTCAAGGGACCCCAAGCAGCAGGGGTTTCTAGACAGGTACAACGTGCCCGTAAAAGGGCGCGCTTCCTTAGAGAAGATCTTCGGGGCAAGGCTATCGCTGATTTCATAGCGATAAATCAAAAAGTCGGTGAACTCCAAAAGAGTAATCCACCTTCTCTTGCTTCCGATCCAAGGATCATGTCGAACGCTCGTTATTTCATTACTACTGTTTTAGAGCGTTTTACTTCTTCCTGGGATGAGTTGGCCATACAGCAGCCACTCGAGATGTCATACCTGTTTTCTAATTGGCGGTTTGGACCTGGAGCCAGTAATGGCGTTAAGGGCACCCATGCCGCCGAAAAGATTTATCAGGCAATGACTTGTACCGCTCTGTGTGAACCTTTGGTTCTACAACTGCGTAGATTCAACCCTTACTTCGTGGCCATGGATGGCCGCTTAGGAGTTTCGGGGACTACTCAGGTTGAAGGTTCGCGACTAACAACAGTACCGAAAAACGAGGACACAGAACGTACAATTGCTATAGAACCCTCCGGTAACATGTGCCTGCAGCTTGCTGCAGGTATGTATATCGAAGGAGCTCTTAAGCATATCGGTCTAGACATTCGCAACCAACAGCCAAAGAATGTGGCTATGGCCAAGCGCGGATCAAGTGATGGGAGTGTAGCTACCCTTGATCTCAAATCCGCCAGCGATATGATTAGTATCGATCTTGTACGTGCCCTTATGCCGAGTGAGTGGTTTGACCTATTAATGAAGCTTAGGTCACCCACTATTACAATTCCCAGCGATGGTAAAGCTGGGGACGCCGGCATACAAGTAGAGCTACATATGATCAGCACAATGGGAAATGGTTTTACATTCCCGTTGATGACGTTGCTGATCGTGGCTCTTATCTACGGATACCGTTGTACGCGTGGAGGACCCAGTTTATTTGTAGACTGGACCAACACTTGCGTGTTTGGGGACGATATTATTATCCCTACACACGAGTATGATGGTTTCGTAGATGTCTTGACAAAGGCGGGACTTGTCGTTAATTCAGATAAGTCTTATTGTGACGGTTCCTTTCGCGAGTCTTGCGGTGGTGACTTTCTAAACGGGGTAGATGTTACTCCTTTCTATGTTAAGTCACTCGCTGCGGAACCCGACGTTTATGTTGTGATCAATCAGGTGTTGGCTTGGGGCGCTAGGGAAAACCTCCCTTTACACCGCACTCTAACACTTTTGCGATCCTACATAGACGGCAAGGTCCACCTCGTACCCGAGTGGTTGAATCCCGATCAAGGGGTTCTTACTGCCGGGTGTCCGAGGAGATATACCTACCTCACGCTTGAGCGTATCATTGTGCCCCTTTCAAAAGAAGGAATACACTTTGCTATGCCTTTGGCGTGCGGTGGATATTTCTGCCCTTCAAAAGGCGGATCCTCCTCGGTCGGCGACGGATTATTCTACGTACCACGAAGCACGAAAGTGCCTAGAGTACGTGTCCGTCGGTCCAGGTTGCCGCAAGGCTACCTGGACGGTTGGGATCCTGGTTACAGGTCTCAACCGGATGCTGCACGTGTAGCCAGTCTAACGGCTATACATTTCAGCATCTGAAACAAGGGGGTTGACACTTGTTCTCCCAAAAGGAGAACTGGAGCTTAGCATCACCC